GTGCTATTGAGGATGATCGTAGAAGTCGCATTCGGTGGTGTGATCGTCAGGTTGCCAATAAGCGTCCCACCAGTCACCGGGAGGTAGATAGTATTACCGGGTGGATGGGTCCATGTATCGTAGATAGCATTCACTACATAGTCACGCACCCATCCCCTGCATGCACCCTGCATGTAGTCTGTGCCATCAGACGCTAGTGCACTACCGTCACCATCCCACATGAACAGTGGACCATACATCTGGTCTCCACCACTACAGTCCACATGATGTGCGAATGCCGCATTGAGGTCAGCAGCATTAAGCGGTGTGCCAGGAATAAAGTTAGCGGTCATCCCAACACTCCCGACTTTCCACCAACAACGAATGTGACACTGCTCAACTCATCAGTCAGTGTAGGATCGGCTGGGAAGCGCGGATCAAGCATAGTAGGCATCTGCACTGTGTTAGTGATTGCCTGCTTCCTACGCTTCACTGCAAGCATCTGGAACTTGTTCACCTGAGCAGGCACCGTGCCATCATCTACGCAATACATCCAGCATGCATCATACGTAATGAGTAGCCGATCAAGGAGCACTACGTCGCCATCACTCACAGGCATCTTAGCAGCCTGTCGTGCAAGCACTGCAACACTGCCTGTTGCTGTGTCAGGCCATACCCTGAACGGTCGATGCGGCACTCGCTGATCAGGACTGATGAAGACTGGACCGATACCAGTGCTAGTCAAGTTGAACGGATTAACCGACAGAGGCAACTCCGACATCTTACGGTTGCTGCCTTCTGGATACACAGCCTGTATGTCTGAATACTCATCAACGAACCCGATCGGTCCCTTTAGGTCCTGCGTAAGTGAACCAGTTAATCCATCCAATGGCACAAGCTGATAGAACATGGTCTGAGGCCACCATGCCTCATCCTGCTCTAGTGTGATTGCATCCTGCACATGCTGCCTAATGCGTCCTGACGCATACAACTGTGTTGCAATGCCTGGGACCTGAGACAACTCAGTGATCACGTCGCTGACTATATCACCGACAGTGGCCATGCTGTGCTCCTAATGAAATGGGCGGTGCACCAAACCGGGAGGGAATGTGCACCGCCCTCAGAACGGCAACTCGTGGCGCCCCAAGAGTTATTACGCCGCCCTGATACCGTGTAGACCACCGTTGTTGTTCGAGTTGATGTCGTTCACCATGTCGAACACCGCAGAGATGATGTTCGCACCATTGAGTGCAGTAGTAGGCTTATACAGCCCACGCGGATCACTGGTCGTGGCCGTTGCAGGATCGAACAGTGCAGGCGCAGTGAATGTGCCTACCGTTGCATTGGCACCATTGGCAATCTCAGCAACTGCCCGTAGTGCCTTATAGGGCAGACCAAGCGTAGTGCCCCATCCGATGCTCACTGTGCCACCAGCAACCAGTGGGAGTGTCACGCTATCAAGATACTTGAACGCCTTCTTCGTCTCAACTGCAACTGCACCAGTCATGGTCACGTTAGCAGTGATCGGCTGACCCAAGTAGTCAGAACCACGCAGCGTTACCACCGTTGCATTCGCTGCATTGGCGATAAGCTGAATGGTGCGACCGAACGGATCGAGGATGTTCTGCGCATTCACGTTCGCAGTCAGGTCTACCGTCACTGCCGTAGCAACACTCTGTGCGTTCAGGATGTTGTTAGACACAGGCGCAGCAGGTGCCAGGAACGACACACGTGTGGTGCTATACATGTTCACGTCCGATGCATACTGCATGGCCGGAACATACATGTTGATCCGACGAGGGAAGTTCGTCGGAGGGGTCATTACGACAGCCATTACTCGATGTCTCCCTGATCAAGCTCAGTCAACCCACCAACAGTTCGGGGTCGATTGCGCTCCTTACGTTGCACGATCTCTTTCGGTGTCAGGTTGAAGTCATCTGGCACAATCTCACCAGTCTCCATGTCCACCATCTTGGGGTTATCCAGCACACCAATACGCATCAACTGCTCTACGTCATCGGCAGCGACTAGCATGCTGTGGCCCTGTGGGAAGTAGATCATGTAGGCTTCGGTGAACTCCTCTTTCACTGGTGTCATCGTACGCGTGATGATCGACTTGTCCTTTAGTGGACCAATCATACGCACGTCTTCACCAATGTGCATCACCGTTCGTGAGAACTTACCAGTGACCCTCTCTGCTTGGAACTGAGGCTTAACGTTTAATGCCATCAGAACCTCTCAGGAGGATTGCGGCTACTTTCCTCTTCCTGCTCACGTTGAAATCGTTCGTCCTCTGTCTCTTCTCTCAACTCATCTTCTCTGGACAGTGCACCGCCTGTAGTGTCGTTGCCACCACCACCTTCGATGCTATCTTCACCACCACCACCATCGGGCGGCAGAGGATTGCCTTCTTCATCCCGCTCATGGAAGATCATGTTGTCTTCGGGCACAGCGATGTATTCAGTGTTCATCAACTGCAACTGTTCTGCTCGACTAGTCCAAGGCATGTTAGCCTCCTGCCGCAGCGATGGCATACATCACGTCGTTGCACAGGCCCTCGCTGTATGCCTTGTCTTCACGTGACATGGGGATCGTATTGTCATACGACACTGCCGACAGTGCATTCAGCGTTGCAGTGCAACCTGCTGCTTCGAAGCCAGTCTGCCCTTCCTGCCACGCATAGTGAGTGCTGTTGCTGTTCCAAGTCGGGATCGGGGATACGGAACCGCTCATCTGTTCTCTCCTAGTTAGTCATCACTGCGTGGGTTCGATACGCACGCCATAGGCACCACTGACCCTGCCACACAACTCTAGAGCCTACTGCATCCACGTTCCACGGGGCCACCAACTCCTTCACCTTCATGTTGACGCCACGTAGCATGTGGAGGCGCAGATAGGTGTCGTTGATGAAGTATGCGAAGTTCACTGGGCAGTCTTCGTCATACATCATTGGTATGCCATTATGCATGCACCCCTCGAACCCGAGGTCGAACATGCGCTTGCCTGCTTTCCCCTCCGACAACGGAATTGTAAACTTATCCCGCACTGCCTGACGGTAGATGCGGTAGATGTTACGCCCTGTAAGGATGACGGTGGGACGATCACCCTTCAGTGTCAGGTCCATGAGGATATCATCGAACACTTCTTCAATGTTCGTGCTATCCACACCACCAGCGAAGATGTATGCACTCGTGCGCCATTGCGTGATGGTGCCTCGGTTGATCCCACCGAGTGTGCCAGTGGTGGGATTGGTCGGAATGAGCGTAAGCAGGCCCTGTGGATCAGTGCCACCACCTGCTGCATACAGATACTGCGAGAACTTATCCTTGATGCTCTCCTCAAGGACGTTCATCTTCTCCTTCATCAGCTTGAAGATCGCAGCAGAGCCGTTATTCTCGTCCTGCTCCTGATCACTGATGATCACGCTACCAGCTACTCGCGAATACCCATACTCGACTGTCTCGAACTCATCCGTCTGGTTAACAGGCAATGGTGCATAGTAGCGATACGATGTGACGTTGGGATTGCGTCCGATCGTCAGTGGATTGGTGATGTTGTAACCACCATCCTCATACTCTACGCGATCGTTCGCAAACACCCATGCCATCAACGCATTCGACTTGATGCTGGCCATCACCAGCTTACGCCTACTCTTCGTCAGTGTGCTGTGCAGAACGTCTGCAACAGCAGGGACAATTGTGCCAACAGGCATAGCCTACTCCATCAGTTAAGTTGCACCCCTGTCTCACGCATCGCAGACCGTATGATGTCGGCCCACGATGCGTTCTCATTGAACGATTGCCCACTGTTAGGCTGCTCAACTGGTTGAGCACCATTGCCCCTAGCACCGCGTGCTGGCAGTGGACGTGTCGGCTGCTGAGTAGGCTGCTGATGGGTAGGCTGCTGACCCTGCGTTGCAAGCTGGGGCTTCAACGGCTGGGTCCAGTCGAGACCATGTTCATGCGCCCAACGGATCATCCGCGTATAGGCCCCATGAAGGGTCAGTGTCGGTTGAGCCTGCAACATTTCTGAGAGCACGTCAAGGTTTGCATGGGCCTCCTCGTTCTCATTCAGGAAGGTGTTCAGTTCTTGGGTGGATTTCTCCACAATCTGTTGTTGTTGCAGGGTTTGTTGGTGCTGTTGGGTGATCGGTTGGAGCTTCCCATCGATCATTCGAGCGATGGCAGTCATGTCCATCCCAGGGGTCACCCCCTGAGTGAGAAACGGTATCTGGTATCCCTTCGACTTCACCTCTGCTACGAGATACTCAAGTGTCTTCACCGGATCACGCATGAAGTCACTCATCACACGGATGGCGATGACCTGATCCTGTGGTGCTACATTGAGCCGCACTGCTTCACGTGTTACATCACTGATGCTCTGCAATGCCTGTGAAGCTTGTCCCAATTGCGTCTTGAGTTGGGCATTCTCACGCTGGTGACGCTGACCCTCTTCGAACACTCTGCGTTCGATGCCACCACGTGCAACCGTCCTCCCCGTTACCGGATCAACTAGGTCACGTGTGTTGGGATTATCAGGGTTCGGTTGTTCGAGTAGTCCGTCGTGTCTACGCCTAATCGGCTGTTGCGTAGGCTGCTGAGTTCCGCCGCCTTCACCACCTGTCTGAGTAGGCTGTGCTGACGTGCGTCCACCTCCACCGCCATCTTGCGTCTGCGGCGTGCCTTGCGTCGTGTCGCCACCACTAGTGTCGGCACCACTATCTCCTGTATCATCGCGGAAGTCGGGTATAGTGTTAAGTATGCTGTCTTCTGTTGTGCCACTCATGCTGCTTGTCCTTGTGGTGCTCCTCCACCCCCACCCTGGCTACTGAGCATCTGTTGGAATATCTGTGCTGGTGGTATACCCTGTGCTAACGCTTGACCAATTGCTTGCAGAACAGGTGGCGGTAGCTGCTGCAACGCTTGAACGACAGCCGCTGCAACCTGCATACCACCACCTGCCTGCGGTGCACCTCCCATGGAGGCAGGAGCACCACCGGGTGCCGAGGAGCCTTGTGGCGCCCCTGGCGCACCGCCTTGTTGGGACTGTGCCATCATCGCTACCTCTTGCTCGATAGCGTCCCAATCCTCCTTACTGATCATAAAGTCATCGAACGCCTTACTCATCATGGTGAGCGTAGCCTTCAACGCACTTGCAGGTGCTGCACGGACATACTGAGACAACACTTGTCCAATCTGTATCGCCTCTTGCTTCTTCTGCTGCGTAGTGAGCTTCTGTGTGCTCCCTCCGACGACGGTGACAGACATCTGCTGAAAGTCACGCAGGTTATCGAGAGGCCGCCAGAATGGGCTAACATCCATACCAGTGAGTTGTGATGCGGTCTGCACGTCCATGAAGCGCAAGCAGAGTTGTGCCAGCTTCCAACCCACGTCTCCGAGTGCGTCCTCAATAGCATCGAGGCGCATATCCATCCGCATATTGCCCATGGTGGAGTAGTAATCGATTGCCTTATTCGTTGTGTTAGTCTTAAACTCTCCACCACGCTCAACCTCATTGGTCGCAGCGATGCGATCGATGGCCTTATACAACTCTGTCTTGTCGAACAGCGTTGTGAAGTTCATACTCGGTGGCGTCAACGAGAAGATCATGTTCTTCGGGTCAACACCCTCAGGCACATCCAACCCAGTAGCGGTAGCATCAGGACCCTTGAGGATCGCATCTACTGCTTCCTGTGTGATGCCTGCGTTCTTGTTATAGAAGATATTACGTCTAGCCCAAAGCAGTGCTCTACGCTTCTCATCGTTGATCTCGTTAATCTGGTCCTGCTGATCGAGATAATAGCTGACCTCTCCCTTGGCGTAGACCGCGGCGGGATTATCGTGGAACCACAACGGAGTGAGAGGATAGAACCCCTGTAGTTGGTATGGATCGTCCCATACCCAAATCGGCCACTTCCAAT